GCATCAACCACCGCTCCCGTTACTCTAAAAACCATCCATGTATTCAATGAGTCTGCCTTGCTTATTCTAATACGACCTCTATTTGTATCATTGCCTGTAACATCATCAAACGATTGCACCCATGCAGAAACATCCGTACCATAAAAATCATTATCATCAATGTAAGCAATGGTTGCGGAAGAAATAGTTGTATTATTGAGCCTGATAAAACCACTACCAGGATCACTATCCGTGGTGGTAGTAGAATATTTAAATAAAGCAGAATCTCCGCCTTTAGGTTGAATGTCTTTATCGATAAGAGTTAATCCTGTTCCAGCAGTATCGTAACCAATAATCTGATTTGCATTATTTGAAGTTGTATCGTTATACGGAACAATCAAACTTGGTGGTGTTGATCCTGTTACAAATTCTGGTAGTTGCAAGGTACGATCAATCTTTTCTTCAAACTGTTGTAACACCATGATCGTATTATCAAAATCTGTTTCTAACGATGCAGCAGTAAAAGAAGCTCCTGTTGAATATGCCGATTCTCTTGATAAAGGTTTGTTGGCGAGAATAGTTAGTTTCTGTCCTGTGGTTGGAGCAGATGAATAGTTAACAGTACCCGTGCCATCAGTTGATATTGAAACAGTATAGTCATCACTTAATGTTTGTGTTGCTTCGCCTAGAATAACTTTTAATTCACTAGCTGCATTAATCTGAAACGAAAAGGCAAAAGCTGTCTGTGATCCATTTGTTGTGTACTGAACCCGCCTATTGGTATCATTAATATCAAATGTTGCCATAATCGTTCCTTCTACCTTTTATACATTATATATCCATTGATTTCAAACATTAGTTTTTCATTGCTTCAATTCGTAATCCTAATCGCCATAGAGTAATTGTAGACTTTTAAATACTTTGTTTTGATTTTGAATGTTTTTCAAATTTTCAAATGTTTCATAAAGCTCTGGAAATAAATTCTGATTAGTTCTTATTTCATTAGCTGCCATTTCTCTTTTTGTATCCCAAACATTTTTTAAATATGTATATTTTTGCTCATTTGTTCCGTTTTTATATTCAGTAGTTTTCATAACTTTTCGCATAGTGTTTTTGAGGTTAGTATTTTCTTTATAAAGTTTATTTTTTCCATTGTTAGAAATTTGTCCATTCTCATCCATCTCTGTCCACAACATGTTGAAATAATCTTTTTGGTTTTTATTAAGTTTAATACCATCAATATCGTCAACATTCCAAGTCAAAGCTAGTGACTTGTCTGACGGAGATAAAGCTAAATTAAGCATTTCTTTTTCCACATCATCAGGGTCTGAAGTTTGTATTTTAAAAGGAGAAAAAACAGCTTCATAGCCAAAAGCAATGTGTTCACTAGCTCCTATAGGTTTGTTAAACATCCCTCTTTGTTCATAATATCTATCATTATACTGTGGATTTTTTGTAAACATCTGTCTTCTCTTATCATGAAATGCCTTATAAAAAGTTCCCATTTGTTGCCTTTCATAAATTGAATAATCAAAAGTTGTATCTTCTCTTTCTGGTGATGCAGACCTTTCATAGCTTCTGTAAAAACTACTAGTTGGCGGTGGTAGATCACCTAAAATTGGCACTTCATATTTGTTAGCATAAGATAGTAATGTATTACCCAAAGGTACACCCAAAGGATTTGTTACACTAAGAGTGGTTCCAATAACCTCTGCTGACTTACCACCAAGCCATTCTATAAATGCCTCTCCATTAGTTTTGTTATGACCCATAAATATTTTATTAAACTCAGCTACACCTTGCATAAAAGGTTGATCGCCTACATAGGTAGCCGCACTCATTGCCATCATTGTAGCCATAGCCTCTAAATCTTCAGCACCTAATACAGAGGCATATTGATTGTAATCTGCTCCCATAGCTAATAAACCTGATATAGGGTCAAGCCTAGTAAAACGTGTATACTTATAAGACCCATCATCTTGTTTTAAACCAATAGCATAATTTGGAATATTTAAATCTCTCATTAATTTTCTAACCTTATAGTCAGGATGTGGACCACCTGTAATAACTACATTATCACCATGAGAACCTGAAGCCATGGCGGCAAACTGCATTACTATAAAACTTCCTGTTGTTACTTTGGCTAATGCTTTATCAAACTCTCTGCCCTGTCCTCTGCTTAACGCATCTACTACAGGAAAAATATTAAATGAATTATCAAAAGTTGCTTTTGCAACATTAATTGGTGTTTTAACAAAAGGTGCTAAAAAGTTCAAAACAGGCAACCTAAACACTTTAGATATTTTTGAAGTGACAGGATCTAATGGCTGTTGAAATGTTATTTTTTGTGCATGAGCATCCGCCCTATCTAAGAAGTCCATTGAAAAATATTTATTAGGATTTGCCATATATTGTTTTATTAAATCATCCCCTTCTTGTTTTGCTTGGTTAATTGGAATACCACTAGCAATATCTTGAGCAATTTGTGTGTCAGCAATTCTTAATGCCTCTTCATATAAAAAATGTCGTTTTGATAAAAACTTAAAAAAGGTATCCTCTGCCGATAAAAAACGAGATGGCATTCTTGTCAATATACCTAACATATTCATCATTGCTTCAGGACCTCTTCCTTGATTTAGTTGGTCAAAAACATCTAACATATTATCTGTACCCTCAGTTCCTGGTATTTTTATTGCTGGTTGTCGTTTAAAATCAAACTTAGTAACTGTATCAGCTCCTTCACCTGTAATAATAATTTTACTAAATAATTGAAATGCTTCTCGTAAAGAATTTAAACTAGCTAATTCAGTATGTTTAGCTGCCCTAAAACTAATTCTATCATTCATATTTGGGTTAAAACCCATAGCTTTACCAACTTTTGTTCTAACATGACCTATACCACTAGCTAAGACATTATCAATTTTATCTTTACCCATGTGTACAACAGTACCCAAAGAGTTAACTACATGAGTTGGAAAAGCACTAAGTAAAGAATTGTAATAAAGTTCCATAACAACTCTATAACCCCCTCTAGTTTTATCAAACAATTTTTGGAAAAAACCCTCATCCATTTGTTCACTTACTTTAATTAATTCATCTAGCTCAAATCTTGTATAAAGTTTTGATACTTGGTCCATAGTAATAGCATCCATATTATTTAAAGGTAATCTAGCCAGACCCCTAAATAAATCATTAAATGACAAGTCTTGCACTTTTCTACCATGTCTAGAAAATGCAACTTTTCTTGCTGATGTGCTTGTTTCTTCCGAAATAGAGCTAGTTACTTTATGCAATATTCTGCTATGTATAATCATATTTTTAAATAAAGCTTGTTTTTCTCTTAGTGTTTGTTGTCTAGGTACTAACTTATGTAATGATTGTATTTCCGCTCCTAAATTAATTGAGTTCATAAGATTAATAACATAATGTTTTTCTGACATTTGTTTGGTTTCGTTATATCTCATTGCAGCTTTGAGAGCATCTTGAATATCCTGTGGTGTAGCATTTTCAACAATTTCTTTTACACTCATTTTTTTTGAAACAACTTTTCCGTAAGCTTCCTCTAAATTTTTAACTAATGCCTCTAACGAGGTAATATCCTCAACTGCATCTTCTTTTAGCCTTCCAAGAAATTTAGAATAGTTAGATAGGTTTTCTTGACTACCTTCTTTCAGAATTATTTTTAGAGGGTCTTTGAGTGTTTTAGAAATATCTTTAGCTACACTAATATCCCCTTGTATCATTATTTCTTCACCTTCTATAACAAGTTTTGATGAAGGGTCTGCGTAATATGCTTCCTCTAATTTAACAGCTTTACCAACCTGTTTTTCAGTATATGCTTTAAGTATGCTACTAATTTTACCCATTACTCGTTCTCCTGACCAACAACAAGTGGTGTTGCACTAAACATCGCCATTCCTTTTTTTACTTTTTCTTTTAGCTGTGGTGTTAGTTCTATGCTAAATCTTTTCTTTGGTCGTTTACCAAACTCTCTTTCGGTTTGAGAATGTAATTCCCTTACAGATTTAAAAGGACTTGGTATATTTATTTCTTTGTCTTTTTGTATAGCATTTTTATCTAACTTTTTAACAATCTTCTCTGCATTCTTTGGAACAATCTCATCATAC